TGCAAAATGCAGTCTTTCCTACATTTCCTTCTTGAGACCAATACCAGTAAATGGTTCTATCGTCAGGTTCTTTTTTAATAATTTCTAACACTTCTTGTTCCCAAGCATATTCAGGAGTTATTATTTTGATAGGTTTAGGAAAACCATCACAAATAAAATCACCATCTTTGGAACAATATTCATAATTATCGGTATCGCTGCCTTTACATTTTTCCCAGTGTATTCGGTTATTATCAAGGATTGATTTAGGTCTTCTTTTAGTCTTAAATCTAATAAATCCTTGCAGGTGTGGTGTTCCCTGTTCTCCAACCTCCTTTCCTATTATATATTTTTGAACATAAGGTGAAATCTGTAGAACTATGGAACTATACTCCTCTTCTGTGTAATTATTCAAAGTAAAACACCACCTTAAAGCAGGTGAAATCTGTCTGGCGGTGGGCAAAGGGGAGGAAATAGTATTACCCTCCCCTTTGGAACTATTGGAACTATTTGCTAAATGTTTCATTTTATATATAGTATTAGAAAAAAAGTTAGATTATAACGCATAGTGCCTTTTTCTAAGTTAGTGCCTTTTTCTAAGTAAAACTTTAAAAAGAGAACTACTGAAAAATATTATCTCACGCTATATTATAAATGCCTCACTTTAGGAAAAAGAAGAAAACTGTCCTCGAACGAGCGAAGAAATCGAAAGGTAAAGTCGCTCAATCCAAACAGATACAAACTTTGGCACGCCAAGTTGATAATCTTAAGGACGCCAATAGAGAACATTCAATGCCGACTTACTACTCTATGTCTTATTCCTCCCGTACGAATTCATATCCTTTGGTCGTGCCGTTGACAGCGGGTCCCAGTCCCGATAGCACTACGGCAGTTACTACCAATGTCCCGTTTGATTCGTGCAATTGGGAGAAAGTATTTAACTACGCTGAAACTTCTACTACAGTGAAACAGAATTTGCGTATGTATAGTCAATATGTGGATGTCATACTTGAACCAGGAAATGAGGAAGATATGTTAATTCATACCATTTTCCTTGTTAAGTTAAACAATGATGAAGATAGGGCACGCAGAACCTATCAGCAGACGGTGGGTATGACAGCACTAAATGATAAATTAGATTATGTAAGTAATAAAGACCGTTCAGGTGCTCAGGCGTGGGTCAACCCTGAGCGTTATGAAGTAATAAAAAGATGGGAGATGCACACTTGCGGTGATGAGAAGGTAGAACCCACACCTGGTGCATCAGGCAATATACAAAATTGGTCTGGTGCTATTAATAGATTTGGTTTTAAGATCAATTACAGTGGTCGTCAACTTAAAATAACGGGAAGAGATGCGAAGATTAACGATTATAAATATGTAGCAATATCACCCGAGTCCAAATATTTCTTATTATGCTTTAGCGATAATTCGGTTCTAGATACCGAAAATCCATTACTAAGTGTATCCGCCATTACAAAATGCAGAATGTTCTAAATAATATAGGCAGAATGATATTATAAAAAATTAAATTATAATATCCTTTCGTTATGCGGTTTTGCTTTAGCACAACCGTTAAATAATATAATTTTACGGCAGTGATATAAATCGCTATCACATATTTTCAAACACCCGAAGGGCAGCACGGAGTGCTGATGCTATTGATTTTTTGAAAATATGGGATTGATTTCAATCGCAGGGGATCAAATTATTTTATTTCACGGACAACCCACCTGTCCGCTGAGAGTTTTTCAAAATGTGGTTCAGTATTAGCAAAAATAAATAAATGAGGGGAATTCCCACAAATCATTCCTCCCTCATACTTTCCTGAATAGAAATACATATCCTTAATATTCTCTATGCTTTCGTATGATAGGTAATCGCTGTTATAAGATCTAGGGATAGGAAAAACGACCAGATTAGGTGTGTCGCCTTTTGCTTTTTTATATTCAACAATCCCGTTTCGTACATCTGCGCCTTTTCCACTTAAGGCAATTGCGTCGTGTTTAACAGTTAGATATTTGCAAAATGCAGTCTTTCCTACATTTCCTTCTTGAGACCAATACCAGTAAATGGTTCTATCGTCAGGTTCTTTTTTAATAATTTCTAACACTTCTTGTTCCCAAGCATATTCAGGAGTTAT